GCATTTTTCACGCTTCCGCAGAATTCCGTTTCAAGGATTGAGGCATTGATGCAATGGCACGGCACCGCCAACCGGAAGAACTTGCGGCGCTGAAAGGGGCAAAGCGTCACGACCCCCAGCGCTACAAGAAGAAGCCGGCGAAGTCCGAACTTCCCCTGGGCGCGGTTCCGACGCATCTGCACCGATCGGCAAAGAAGGTCTGGGCCGAGCTCAAGACCTATGCGCTGAAAGGCGTGTTGACCGGATCGGATCGGATTGTCCTGGAGACAACTGCCGTTCTGGTCGCCGAATTCCGCGACGATCCGAAGGCCATGCCGGCCGCGAAGATGGGACACATGATCGGCTGCCTGGCGCGGCTCGGCTTGACGCCAGCAGATCGACAGAAGTTCGGGACGAATCCGCCGCCGGAGGACAACCCGTTCAACGAGTTCTGACATGACGCCGACCGAATCCGCGAAGGGCTACGCCAGCGACGTTCTGGCTGGCCGGATCCCGGCAGGCAACTATGTCCGTCTGGCGTGCAAGCGGTTCGTCGAGGATCTGAAACGGAAGGACTGGCCCTATCGGTTCGACGCGCTTGCTGCAGATCGCGCCATACGCTTCATGCAGCTGATGCCGCACATCAAGGGCAAATGGGCTGCGCATCGGGAGCGGCTGACGTTCGGTCCCTGGCAATGTTTCATCGAATGCAACCTCTTCGGTTGGATCCACAAGCGAACCGGTTTGCGGCGCTTCCGGGAATCCTACGAAGAGATCCCGCGCAAGAACGGCAAGTCGACCCGACTCGCTGCACGCGGGATTTATCTATTTGCTGCCGATGGCGAGGCCGGAGCCGAGATCTATTCGGGCGCAACGACCGAGAAACAGGCCATGGAGGTCTTCGGTCCCGCTTGGCAGATGGTCAAGAAGAGCCCTGGGCTTCGTGAGCGCTTCGGTATTGAGCAGGCGGGCAATCCGAAGAACCCAGGAACTATGTTCGTCATGGAGGACATGTCGAAGTTCGAACCGCTGATCGGGAAGCCGGGCGACGGTTCGAGTCCGCACGCGGCCATGGTCGACGAATACCACGAGCACGACACCGACCAGATGGTCGATGCCATGCAGACGGGCATGGGTGCTCGGCAACAGCCGCTGCTGTCGATCATCACCACGGCAGGATCGAACCTCGGCGGTCCGTGTTACGAGAAACGGCGGGACGTGATTCGCATCCTCGAGGGTCAGGTCAAGGACGAGACGATCTTCGGGATCATCTACGGCATCGACGAAACCGATGCCTGGGACGATCCGGCGAGCCTGATCAAGGCGAACCCGAATTATGGCGTCTCGGTGTTCGGCGATTTCCTGCTGGCGCAGCTCGACCAGGCGCGGCGCTCGGCGAGCAAGCAGAACGCCTATCGCACAAAGCACCTGGACCAATGGGTCGGCGCGCGCACGGCATGGATGAACATGCTTGCCTGGCAGCGGCAGAAGCGCGCGCTGAAGGTGGAGGATTTCGCCGGCTGTCCCTGCTGGATGGCCGTTGACCTCGCGAGCAAGAAGGACGTCGCCGCGCTGGTCCTGTTGTTCGAGAAGGGCGGACATCTGCACTGCATTCCGAAGTTCTATGCGCCCGAATCGGCCGCAGAGGACAACGATAAGTATCGGGACTTCGCTTCGGCGGGGTTTTTGACGCTTACGCCGGGAAATATGACGGATTACGCCTTTATCGAGGCAGAAATCGTCAATTTGGCTGGAAAAGTTGACCTCCAGGACGTCGCTTTCGACGACTGGCAGGCGAATTATTTGATCACGCGGCTGACCGATAGCAGCATTCCGGTCGTCGATTTCAATCAGACGGTGCGCAACATGTCGCAGCCGATGAAGGAAGTCGAGGCGCGCGTGCTCAATCGCACGCTCTGGCAGGACGGAAACCCGATGATGACGTGGATGATCGGCAACGTCTCGGCCAAGATCGACGCGAAAGAGAACATTTATCCGCGCAAGGAAAACGAAAGCGATCCGCGCTGCAAGATCGACGGCCCGGTCGCTTTGATCATGGCAGCTGGGCGGTTCCTGGCAGCAGATGTCACCGGCGACAAGAACGGCTTCTTCGCCAACCCCGTCATAGGCTGATAACGCATGCTCGGACTCCCGCTGCTGGGCCGCCGCAAGGCTGGCTCGACGAAGACGCCTGCGCCGATCAACCCGCTGGACGTGAAGGGTTCCTTCGGTTTCGACAACCGCGGCTGGGACGCCTATGGCATCCCGTCTGCATCGGGCGATGGCTTCGAATACAACCGCGAGTGGGCGATTGCCGACCGTCCAGGGCGCGCGATTTCCGAACAGGGGATCCTGCAGCTCGCCGCGGCAATGGCCTGCGTGCGATTGCTGTCGAGCACGATCGCGACGCTTCCGCTGGGGATCTATCGCACGCTGCCCGATGGCGGCCGCAAGGCGCAGCCGGGACATCGACTTTACGAGCTGCTGCATAACCAGCCGAACCCGGACATGTCGGCGGTGGACTTCTGGCAGGTCATGGTGTCGTGGATGCTGCTGCGCGGGAACGCGATCGCGGAGAAGAACTTCGTCGGCGATCAGCTGGTATCGCTCGACCCGATTCCGCTCACGCGTGCGAGTTGGCGCTACCTGATCGATGGTTCGCTCGAATACACCATCGTCGACATCTGGGGGAAGTATCGCGTCCTTTCGGAGGACAAAATCTGGCACCTGCCGGCGTTCACGCTCGACGGCCGGACCGGCCTGTCGCCGATCTTCTACGGATCCGGCGTCTTCGGCGGCGCCATGTCGGCCGAGGATGCGGCGCAATCGTTCTTCAACAGCGGCATGAGCGCGGCGGGCTATGTCACGACGCCTCCGGGCCTGTGGCTGAAGAAGGACCAGCGCCAGGAAATGAAAGCATCGCTGCAGGAGTTCAGCGGCGCGAAGAACGCCGGCAAGTCGATGATCCTCGAAGGAGGCATGGGTTATTCGCAGATGACGCTCAATCCGAGCGATTCGCAGCTGCTGGAAACCCGCAAGTTCCATATCGACGAAATCTGCCGATGGTTCGGCGTTCCACCGACCTTGATCGGCCACGGCGAGCGCTATTCGAACTGGGGAACCGGCCTCGAGCAGCAGACGCAATCGTTCCTGACCTTCTGCCTGCGGCCATGGCTGTCGAAGATCGAGCAATCGATCCGTCGCAGCCTGATGGCGCCGGCGGACAAGCCGCGTTATACGGCCGAGTTCAGCGTCGAGGGCCTGCTGCGTGCCGATTCCGCCGCACGCGCGACGTTCTACTCGGCGATGGTGAACAACGGCCTGTGGACCCGCGACGAGGTCCGCGTCAAAGAGAACATGCCGCAGAAAGGCGGTAATGCCGACGTGCTCACGGTGCAATCGGCCATGTTCCCGCTCGACAAGATCGGCACGGTCACGCCAGGCGCACCGCTGCCGGCCGAACCGACCGCCATTCCACCGAAACCGGCCGACCCGACCGAGGTTCCGACATGAATCACAAACACGCGCAGCTCAAGCACAAGCAGTTCGCCTTCAAGGCGAGCGCTGTGAACGAGGACGGCACCTTTACCGGCTACGGCTCGGTCTTTGGCACCGTCGACTGCTACAACGAAGTCGTCGCGAAGGGCGCCTTCGCCGAAAGCCTGCAGGAGCTCGCCGCATCCGGCGATCCGATGCCGGCGCTCTGGCAGCACAACTCCGACCAGCCGATCGGCGGTTACGACACGCTCGAAGAAGACGACACCGGACTGAAGGTTGCCGGCTTCCTGATGATCAACGAAGTCGCCCAGGCGCGCGAGGCGCATGCGCTGATGAAGCGCCGCGTCGTGAAAGGCCTCTCGATTGGCTACTACGTCCGCGCGGACAGCTACGACGAGAAGACGCGGATCCGCACGCTCACGAAGCTCGACCTGCAGGAGATCAGCATCGTCACGTTCCCGGCGAACGAGGACGCGCTGATCGACACGGTCAAACAAAAACTGGCGTCCGGCGAGCTGCCGACGCTTCCGCAATTCGAAAAGCTCCTGCGCGAGGCAGGCTTTTCGAGCTCTCAGGCCAAAGCCATCGCCAATGGCGGCCTGAGCAAGTTGCTCCGGCGTGAGGTCGGCAACGACGAAGAGGCGAACACGGTCAAGCGAGCCTTGGCCGCTCTCACATCCTGAACTGGAGCAACGAAATGGACGAGAACGAGAAAGACTTGGCGGCCCTTGCGGTCGCCATGAAGAAAGCGACCGATGAGGTCAAGGGCGTCGGCAAGGAATTGCTCGACAAGGTTGCCGCGAAAGAAGCCGCGGACGCCGAACTGAAGGGCCGCGTCGACGAAGCGCTCACCAAGCAGGGCGAAATCCAGCAACAAATGCTGGACCTGCAGCAGTCGATCGCGAAGAGCCTGAAGAACCTCGATGTCCGCTCCGAAGGTCCGGACGGGCTGGAAGAGGCCTTCACGAAGGCGCTCGAGGACCAGGGCGCGAAGGACTTCATCGCGAACCCGAACCATCACCGCGGCCGCGCGCTGAACATCCCGATCGACCGTAAGGCGCTGACGAATACCGGCGTGACCGGCACGGCGCTGAACTTCCCGGGCGATCAGATCCTGCCGTTGCCGCTGGTCCCGCTGCAGCGTCAGCTCACCGTCCGCGATCTGCTGATGCCGGGCCGCACGTCGAAGTCGGTCGTGTTCTACCCGCGCGAGTCGGGCTACACGAACAACGCGGCGCCGGTTTCGGAAGGCAGCCTCAAGCCGAAGTCGGATCTGACCTTCGAGCTGATCACTGGAACGGTGCGCACGATCGCTCACCTGTTCGATATCAGCCTGCAGATGCTCGATGACATTCCGTACATCCTGAGCTATATCCGGGGTCGCGGAATCTACGGGCTGAAGCTGATCGAGGAAGGCGAGCTGCTCACCGGCTCCGGCACGGGTCAGCACCTGGAGGGCATCTACACCGCAGCGACGGCGTATGCCGCTGGCACCTACGATCCGATCGTGGGCGGTAGCATCCAGGACATCGACAAGCTGCGCCTGGCGATGTTGCAGGTCGAGATCGCGTTCGCCAACACGACTGGGATCGTGATGAACCCGATTCAGTGGGCTGGCATCGAGCTGCTGAAGGACACCCTCGGCCGGTATCTGTACGGCAACCCCGACAACACCACGACTGGCCGCCTCTGGGGCCGTCCGGTGGTGTCGACGCAGGCGATGACGTCCGGCAAGTTCCTCGTCGGTGACTTCGCGGCGCACGCGCAGATCCTCGACCGGCAGGACGCGAACGTGGCGATCAGCTACGAGAACAAGGACAACTTCGAGCGGAACATGGCAACGATCCGCATCGAGGAACGCCTTGCACTCGCGATCTATCGCCCGGAAGCGTTCGTCAAGGGCACCTTCGAGTCCGCCTCGCACTGATCTGGCGGCAAGACCTGGCAGGGCGGCTTCGGTCGCCCTGCTTTTTAAGGAACGGCGATGCAAATCCGAGTCGTGGAACCCTTCGACGGGCATCACCCCGGCGAGATCGTTGAAAAGGTGGAAAGGCAGGCGCTGGAGCTGGTCGCGAAAGGCCTCGCGAAGATGCATCAGCCCGCGCAGAACAAGATGGCGCCGAAGGCCGAGAACAAGGCCAACCCTACGGCGGCCGCTGGCAAGGCGCGGACGTCGTCTGCATCGCCAGCGGCCCGAGTCTCACGGCAGCCGATTGCGAAGCCGTCGGCCGATGGCGCGCAGCCGAAACGGACAACGACGCGCCGCGCAAAGTCATAGCCGTCAACACCAGCATTCAGCGCGCGCCATTCGCGGATGCGCTCTATGCGATGGACTTCACCTGGTGGAAGGCTTATGCGGACACGCTGCGCGGTGAATACGAGCTCTGGACGACGAGCCAGCGCGCTTGCGTGCAGTACGGGCTGAACTTCATTCGCTCGGAACCGGGCGGCGGCATGCCGGTGCATGAAGGCGTGATCCGGCAAGGTGGCAACAGCGGGTTTCAGGCGGTGCAGCTGGCGATCCTGTTCGGCGCCGCGCGCGTGATCCTGCTGGGCTACGACATGCAGGCGACGGGCGGGAAGCTGCACTGGCACGGCAACCATGCCGGCATCGGTAATCCAGTCGTCGACCGCATGCCGCGCTGGATCGATGCATTCAGGGCGATGGCGATGGCAGTGCGCGGCGTGGAGATCATCAACGCCACACGCGAGACCGCGCTGCGCTGCTTTCCATGTGTGCCGCTCGAGGAATGCTTGTGAGGGCGTTCCTCGGGATCCGTCCCGGCGTGCATTACCGCAGCGACGCCTTCACGCAGGGACTGGAAAGGCTCGGATATTGCGTCTTTCCGGAGGTCACCACGCGGCCGGATAAGACCGATGTGCTGGTGATCTGGAACCGCTACCGCGAGAACGCACGCGCGGCCGATGCTTTCGAGTTTCACGGCCTGCCGGTGCTGATCGCTGAAAACGCGGCGTGGGGGAACGAGTTTCAGGGCGAGCGGTGGTATTCGATCGCCCGCAATTACCACAACACCGCTGGCGGGTTTCCGGTCGGCGATTCCACGCGATGGGATGCGCTTGGCGTCGATCTCCCGGCGTTCCGCGCCGGTGGCGATGAGGTCGTCATCCTGCCGCAGCGCGGTATCGGTCCGCCGGGCGTTGCGATGCCGCTGGGCTGGCCGGATTGGGCGCGCAAGGAATCAGGCGGCCGTGTTCGCCCGCATCCCGGCGTGAACCGCTGCGTGCCGCTGGAAGACGATCTGGCGCGTGCGCGCTGCGTCTGGACGTGGGGCAGTGGCGCGGCGATCAAGGCGCTGCTCTGGGGCATCCCGGTGCGGTCGTGGATGCCAGGCTGGGTCGGCGAGCAGGACAACACCGAGGAAGGCCGGCTGGCGATGTTTCGCCGGCTGGCATGGGCGCAATGGCGCCTTGGCGAGATCAAGTCCGGCGAGGCATTCACGAGGCTGCTTGCATGAAGGTGCTATTCGCCGGCGGTGGCTCCGCTGGATCGTGGATCGTTCGTGGCGAGCAGCTGGGCAACGCATTGGGCGCGACGATCGCGCCGCATGCAACGGTCGAGCAGTGCAAGGCGCACGATCTGATCGTCCTGGTGAAGAAGGCGCGCGCGGAAACGCTCGACGCGATCAAGCGCTCGGGCGTCCCGGTCGTTTTCGACGTCGTCGACTGCTACCCGCAGCCGGCGTGCGAGGAATGGACGCGGGCCCAGGCGATTGCATGGATGCGCGAGCGGATCGCCCAGATCGCTCCCTGCGCGGTCGTATGGCCTAACCGTGGCATGGGCGCGGACGTGGGCTTTGACGGGCCATCGATGACGCTGCGGCATCACGCGCGGCCGGGACTGGCGACGAACCCGGTCAATCCGATCGTGCGGACGATCGGTTACGAAGGCGCGGCGCAGTACCTGGGCCGCTGGCATCGCCTGCTCAGCGAGGAATGCGAGCGGCGCGGCTGGCGCTTCGTGGTGAACCCGGCAAGCCTGGCGCAGCTGGATATCGCGGTCGCATTCCGGGACGGGCAGTGGGCGAGCTATTGCGCGCGAAACTGGAAGTCGGCGGTGAAGCTGGAGAACTGCTTCGGCAGCGGCACCCCGTTCGTGGGCCAGCTGGAGAAGGGCTATCAGGAAGTCGCGTGCGGGGCTGAATACTTCGTCGACTCGCCGAAATCGCTCGCGATGGCGCTGGACTGGCTGACACCGCAGGCGAACCGCATCGAGGTTCACAAACGGCTGCGGAAGATGGCCTATCCATTGGCCGAAGCAGCATCGGATTACAAGGCGTTTCTCGAATGCGCTTCGAAGTCCTGCTGAATTGGGACATGGCCTCCAGGGGCCGCGACATTCTGGAAGCGATGGTCAAGGCGGCGCCATCATGCGGTGTCTCGGCGCAGCCGCGCGAGTTCTACAAGGGCGCGCGCGACGTGCTGATGACCTACGGCATCGGGCATCCGGAGCGTCGGCAGAACTGGCTCGCGCACCTGAAGTCCGGCCGGCATGTCGTCGGCTGGGATCTGGGCTATTGGCAGCGCGAGAAGAACGGCGATGCAGCGATGCGGGTCACGATCGACGCTGATCACCCGCAGCAATGGATCCGCGAGGAACCGGCGCACCGGTGGGAAGCGTCCAGGATCGAGCTGCGCAACGACTGGAACCGCAAGGGTCCGATCGTGCTGACGGGAATGGGCATGAAGTCGCGCCAGGTTGCCGGCGAGACGGGGCAATCGTGGGAGCTGCGCACGTTCCGTGCAATCCGCGCGGCGTATCCGGGGCGCGAGGTCATCTATCGGCCGAAGAAGCCGACGGACGCGCTCGTGCCGGGTTGCCGGATGGCTGCGGCTGGACCGATTGAGGACGTGATCCGCGGTGCCTCGCTGCTGGTCTGCCGGCATAGCAACACGGCGATCGATGCCTGCATCGCGGGCATTCCGGTCGTCTGCGAGGACGGCATTGCGGCGGCGTTGTACGGCAGCAACATCGCCGACCCGCTGCGGCCGAGCAGGGAAGAACGGCTGCGGTTTTTGCATAGCGCGGCATGGTGGCAATACCGACCTTCAGAGGCAGCGATCGCGTGGAAGTATCTAAAGACGCGCCTGTCCGCCTGAACATCGGCGCCGGCGACAAGAAGTTCGAAGGCTGGACATCGGTAGGGCTCGATCCATCGCATGACGTGCAGTGCGACATCCGTGCGATTCCCTTGCCGGACGATTACGCGGACGAGGCCATGGCGATCCACGTCCTCGAGCACGTCTATCGCTGGGAGGCGCTGGATACGCTGAAGGAATGGCGCCGCGTGCTCAAGCCTGGCGGCCGGCTCGTGCTCGAGCTGCCGGACCTGGTCAAGTGCTGTCAGAACTTCCTGCGCACGGACAACCCGCGACACGGCATCTGGGGCATCTACGGCGATCCCGGATACAAGGACGTCCTGATGCTGCACAAGTGGGGCTGGCAGGTCGACGAGCTGCGCGGCGAGCTCAAGCGTGCCGGTTTCCACAAGATCCGCGTGCGCGAGCCGCAGTTCCACGCGAAGCGCGCATACCGCGACATGCGCCTCGAGGCAACGAAATGAAGATATGGGTCGGCTATGACAACCGCGAGCAGGCGGCCTTCGACGTCGCGTGCAAGACCGCGCGGAAGTTCGGCTGCGATCCGGTCGGCCTGTATGAGGACCGCTTGCGCGCTGCTGGCCTGCTGACCCGTCCGACCGATCGCCGCGGGCAGCTGTACGACCTGAATTCCGCTGCGCCGCAGTCGACCGACTTCGCGATCAGCCGGTTCTTCGTGCCGCTGCTGCAGCATTCCGGCTGGGCGCTCTTTGTCGATGCCGACGTGGTGTTCCTGCAGGATCCGCATGAACTGCTGAAGTTCGCCGATCCGAGCAAGGCCGTCCTGGTCGTGCAGCACGCGTCGATGCTCGTCTCCGGCACGAAGATGGACGGCCAGCCGCAGCAGTCCTATACGCGCAAGCTCTGGTCGAGCGTGGTGCTCTGGAATTGCGATCACCCGGCGAATCGCCGCTTGAACCTGACCACGCTGAACCAATGGCCAGGGCGCGACCTGCATGCGTTCGGATGGCTGGCCGATAGCGAGATCGGGAAGCTCCCGGGCCGCTTCAACTGGCTGGTCGGCATGCAGCCGAAGCCGGACAACCTCGCAATCGCGCATTTCACCCTGGGCTGCCCGGCGTTGCCCGAATGGGCGCCGCGCGAGCACGACGATATCTGGCTGGAGGCTGCCGCATGAGTGTGATCACGCTCGCCGAGGTCAAGCGTCATCTGCGCGTGACCCATACCAGCGACGACCTGCTGATCCAGACGCTGATCGATGCGGCCGAGAACGAGGCCGCGCAGTTCATGAATCGCGAGGATCTTCCGCGCACGGATGCCGAGGCGCCGGAGTTCCTGTCGGATTCGGACTTCGACTCGGATTCGGATTCGCAGGAAGCGGCATCGGACAGCGACGACGTTGCGCCATCGGTGCGCGTGGCGGTCTATTTCCTCGTCCAGGCGAAGTACGACGCGGCCGATACCGCGGAGCGTGAAGGTCTCCGCAAGACGGCGGAAGGTCTGCTCTGGCCCTATCGCTATCGCCTGGGCTTCTGATGAAGAACCTCGCGCCGCGGCTGCGCCATCGCTGCACGATCCAATATCCGGTCGAGGAAGTGTCGTCGGATTCCGATTCCGGCTCGGTGACCGTGATCTGGACGGACTTCCTCGTCGACGAACCGGTCGAAATGGTCCCGCTGTCCGGTCGCGAGCTGATCGCGGCGAATGCGCAGCAGCACGAGGCGAAGGTCCGCGCGACGATCCGTTGCCAGTCCGGCGTCACCGAGAAGATGCGCCTGGTTCACCTGGGCAAGAACTACAACATCGTCGCCATCCAGCCGGATCCGACGTTCCGCCGCTGGCTGACGCTGATGCTTTCCGAGGGCCTGACCGATGGAGGGTGAAGTCCAAGGACTTGCCGGCCTGCTCGATGCGCTGAAGGCGCTTCCGGCCGAGGTCGTCTCGAAGAGCGGCGGACCGGTGAAGACCGCGATGCGCAAGGCCGCGAACGTGATCCGCGACGAAGCGCGCCGGCGTGTTGCCTACGACGCCAGCAAGCCGGGACCGCATGTGCGCGACAACGTCGTCTCGCAGCGCGACGCGCATCCGGAACGCATCGGCCTGCAGGGCGAGCGCTATCGGGTCGGCGTGCGAGGTGGCGCGAAGTCCTACGCGAACACGCGCCGCAACCGGCAGAAGGGCAGGACGGGCAAGAAATACACCACGGTCGGCACGACCTACTGGTGGCGCTTCCTGGAGTTCGGTACCGCGAAGATGCATGCGAAGCCGTTCTTGCGTCCAGCATTCGAATCAAAACGGGATGAAGCGCTGGCGGTGATCGTCTCGGAGCTGACCGACGGCATCGCGAAGGCAGCAGCGAAGGTGAAGCGGTCATGATTCCACCGGTCCTGCTGCTCCTGAAAGCATCCGGCCCGGTGACGCAGCTGCTCGGCCATCCGAAGCCGCGCATCTATCCGTTCGACGAGGCGCCGCAATCGCCGCAATACCCGTATGTGACCTGGCAGATCATCACCGGCACGCCGGAGAACTTCCTCGGCCAGCTGCCTGACATGGACAACTATGGCACCCAGATCGACGTCTGGGCGAGCGATGGCGATTCGTGCCTGGCGGTGGCGAAGGCCGTCCGCGATGCGCTGGAGCCGGCGGCATACATGACCGACTTCGGCAACACCGAGCGCGATCCCGACACGCAGGCGTATCGCTACCGCATGACGTTCGACTTCTTCAAAGCCCGATAACCCGAATCCCGACCGCCGGCGGCAATCCGGCACGTCGAGACAGCAGCCCGCGAAAGCGGGTTTTTTATTGCCGAAAAACCCGCAAGGACAACCTCCCATGAGCATGAAATCGCAAGGAACAAGTCTCTACCTCATCGACCCCTCGAACCGGGAACTGATCAAGGTCGGCTGCGCCACGTCTGTTACCGGTATTTCCGGCAGCCGCGACCAGCTCGAGGACACCTGCCTCGAAGACCTGATTTCCCGCAGCTACAAGGCGGGCCTGGAATCGCCCGGCAATGCGCAATTCACGATCAACTTCGACGTAGCCGACGAAAGCCATGTCGATCTGAACGAGATCGAGGCATCCGGTGCGGTGGCGCATTGGGCGATCGGCTGGAGCGATGGCTCGGCGCCGCCGACCGTCGACACGAACGGGCAGTTCGATCTGCCGACCACGCGCAGTTGGCTCACCTTCGACGGCTACATCAGCAACCTGCCGTTCGACTTCGGCCTGAACAAGCTCGTCACCTCGCAGATCGGCGTCCAGATGACCAGCCATCGCGTGCTGGTCCCGAAGGCATAAACGGCTCTCTCAACGGCTGCATTTCAGCTTGGATGCGGCGACCTCTGGGGCGTTAGCCGTGCCTTATGTCGTCGCGTCCATCTGCAGGAAGTTCACATGGCAAGCAAGATCATCGGCAACAAATCCCTGTCTTCACAATTCGCCGGTTCATTCGCGGACCAGCGCACGCCGGTCGTCGTCAAGCATGGCGGCGAGGACCTGACGCTGTATGTCCGGGAGATCGGATACCTCGAAAAGGCCGCGCTGCAGGTCAATGCATCGCAGGGCGAGACATTCTTCCTCGCCGCGCTACTCGCAGCGACGGTCGAGGACAAGGACGGCAACCGCTTCACCTATGACGAAGTCCTGAAGCTGCGCGAGGACGTGTCCAAGCCGCTATTCAACGCGGTGATAGAGGTCAATCGCCTGGGCGCCGAAGCTGCAAAAAACTAACACCCGTCGAGGATCTGTGGTGCGAACTCGCACTGAACCTCGGCGGGACGGTTGCGGAACTGCAGGCGCGCATGTCGTTCGCCGAGTTCCGGCGCTGGATCGCTTATCGCGATGCGCATGGGCCGATGACGCTTTCGCGCAAGCACGACCAGCCCGCAGCGCGGGTCGCGGCCTCGGTGCGGGGAGGCGCTTTGCACGACTTCCTGCCCTACGACAAACCTCCCGAAACATCGATCGACGACCTGTTCAAGGGTAATTAAATGGCATTCGGATCGCTTGGGACATTGTTCGTCGACCTGCTGATGCGGACGGCTGGTTTCGAGTCCGATATGGGCCGGGCCGCGCGTATCGCGGAGCAGAAGTCGAAGGAGATCAGCGCATCGACGATCGCCATCGGCACGGCGATGGGCGAATTCCTTAAAGATGCGGTGGAGCACATCGCTCATGCCGTCGAAGCGCTGGTGGAAAGCCAGGTCGAGCTCGACAAGCTGCATGAGAAGACGGGCCTGAGTGCCGAGGCGCTATCGGGCCTGAGCACGGCTGCAAAGCTCGCGGGCGTCGACTTCGAAGCCGTCCGCAAGGTCAGCCAGAAAGTCTCCGAGACGATGCTTGAGGCTGCGGCCGGCTCCAAGGAGGCGAAGAACGCACTGGCGTTATTCGGGATCACCGCGAAGGATACGGCCGACCAGGCGCTCGACAAGGTCGTGAAGCTGTTCCACGACTTGCCAGATGGCGTCGACAAGACCGGCCTCGCGGTCAAGCTATTCGGCCAGCGGTTCGGCACTGAACTGATCCCGCTGTTCGACAAGGCGACCGATGGTCTCGCCGGCTTCGAAGCGCTCTCGAAGAAGTTCGGCCTGAATCTCACGCAAAAGGACCTGGACGACGCGCGGGAGTTCGAGGAATCGATCAAGGCATTGGGCCTTGTGATGGAGGGCGTAGCGCTGAGCATCGAGCGCGATGTCCTTCCCGACCTGAAGGAATTCGTCAACAAGCTTAGCGATCCGGATATCACGAGCGGCTTCAAGTCGATAGCTGAAGGCGCAATCACAGCATTCTCGACTGTCATTTCATGGGCGGCGCAGGCTGGGCAAGCGGTTGCCGAACTGGCGAAGAATTCAGCCGCCGCTTCCTACGGCGCAGCACAGGGCGATATCCAGCGCGAGAACGACGAAGTCGATCGCATCCAGGCACGCATCAAGCAGATTCAGAGCTGGTCGAAGTCAGGCTTCGGTAACATTGCGCTGACCTTCACGCAGGACGCCGAGACGCAGCAAGCTCTGGGCGGCAATGCATTCATCCATCCCATCGCGCCGCAGGCGCAGCTCGATTTCGAGCGCAAGCGCCTTGCTGAAGTGCAGGCGCAGCTCGCGAAGGACAACGCCGATCTGGCCCGGGCCGCCGCCATTGCTGCGGGCATCGACCCAAGTAAATACGGCGTCGCCGGCGGAACCGCCGCCACGAAGACCGACACGGCCGCAACAGATGCCGCCGCGGACGCGAAGAATCGCGAAGGCGAGGCGGCTAAACGGCTGAAGGAGTTCCTCGAAGCATCGGCCAATGCGCACGTCAAGCATGCGCGGGCTGCCAAGGACGATTCCGACGAGGTAAACAAGGCGATCGAATCGTTCTATGAAAAAGAGAAGGAGCTGGAGGACAGCCTCGATGGACCTGCAGGGCAGGCGCAGCGCAAATATGACAAGGAGTTCGAGAACTTCATCCAGCTTGCGAATAAGGGCAAGCTCAGCGTCGAGGAACTGAATAAAGCGGAAGGGCTCCTGATACAACAACTGAAGATCGCTGACGATGCGATCAGGGCGCACGATTTCGGGCCGGTGACCGAAGAAGCAAACCGATACGCAGTCGCACTCGATGCGCTGAAAAAGAACGCCGTCGCTCTGAAATATTCAGACGCCGAGCTTACGCAGGCGGAAGCATTGCTGGCAAAAGGCCACGAGCTGGCCGCCAAAGCCGCGCAGGACGAGCTTGATCCCGGTGCCGCAATCCTTCGCGATCTGACCGACCAGCTCAACCTGACGCAGATGAACAGCGCGGCGCAGGCGACGTTCAACCAGCTGAAGAACCTGTCCGTCGAGGATCAGAAGAAGTACCACGATGCCGTGCTCGCAGCGAACGATGCGCTCGAGCGTCAGAACAAGCTGATCTCGTTGCAGGACTCGCTCCGCGGCGATATGGCGAACTTCTTCGACGACCTGATGACCGGCAGCAAGTCGGCAGCGCAGGCGTTCAAGGACTTCGCGAATTCCATCGCGGCGGATATTTCACGCCTGATCGCGCAGAACTTCGCCGAGAAGCTATTCGGGCAGCAGGGACAGAACGGCGGCGGATCGTTCGGAGGCATTTTCAGCAGCTTGTTCAATTCTCTGCTCGGTAGTGGCGGAGGCGGCGGATACGGCGCCGACGAGGAAGCCGCTGTCGCTGCGGTAGGCGGCTGGGCAATGGGTGGCGCCTTCATGGATGGCGAGCCGATCCCGTTCGCGCGCGGCGGCATCGTCAACTCGCCGACGCTGTTCCCGATGGCATCCGGCATGGGTCTGATGGGCGAGGCCGGACCTGAAGCCGTGATGCCGCTCAAGCGCGTGAACGGGAAGCTCGGCGTGGTCATGTCGGGCGGCGGTGGATCGGTCGTCCAGAATTTCTATGTCAATGGCTCCGTGACGCAGAAGACCGCCGCGCAGATGCGCCAGGAAGAAGCGATTCAGCAACGCCGCGCGGTGGGGCGCAATGCAGCATGACCATCCTCGCGATCGAGCTCGATCCCTGCGTCGCCTATGCCTTCGTCGGCGGCCCCGAATTCTCCACGCGCATTTCCGTGCTGCGCAATGCGCACGAGCGCAGGAATGCGAACTGGGCGCAGGCACGGCACCGCTGGACGGCGCCCTTCGTCAATATCTCCCCGAGCGATTACACCGAGATCAAGCGCGTCTTCCAGGCGTGCCAGGCGCAGACCTTCGGATTCCTGTTCAAGGACTTCCTGGACTTCCAGGCGAACAAGGAACCGCTGGGCAATACGCCAGCAGGGTCGACCGCGGTGCAGCTGGTCAAGACCTCGACCGCAGGCTCTCAGTCCTACGTCCGGCCGATCACGCGCCCGGTGGCCGCCGGCTTCGTGCTGTATCAGGACGGCATCGCGAAGTCCGGCACGCTCGACGTGGCGACGGGCCTATTCACGCCGACAACGGCATGGACCGCAGGCAAGCCGCTGACCTGGTCCGGCGAGTTCCGCGTCCCGGTGCGCTTCAACACCGACTGGCTACCATTCTCGATCGACAACGCGAGCGCCGACGGCTACGTCATCAACGGCACCGTCGAGATTCAGGAAGTCTTCGGCGAATGAAGACGATTCCGATCCAGCTGCTCGATCACAAGCAGCTGTCCAGCACGACGCTGACCGATCTGCTGCTCGTCGGGCCGTTGCCGGATGACAGTTATCGCGGCTTCACCACGCTCACGCATGACGTCGTCTATGACGATGGGAACGGCGCCATCACCTACCGCGCGCATACCGGCTTGGATATGTCGGCGATCGCGGCGTCCGAGGACATGGGCGTCGACAACGCCGAGGCGCAAGTCCTGTATCCGATCGCGACCTATGAGCTGCAGGGCTTCACGCAGGCGCAGATCGACTCCGGCGCGCTCGACAAGTGTCCGTTCGTTGTGTATCGGCTCAATTACAACGACCTGACCACTGGCCGCCACGAGGTCATGATTAGCGGCACGATCGGCGAGCAGACGAACCAGTTCAGCCAGGTCACCGTCCTCGAGCTGCGCAGCCTGTCGCAGCAGCTGAAGCAGACCATCGGCGAGCTCGATTCAATTAGCTGCCGCGCGCGCTTTGGTAGCCAGCCGATCGGCACTGGTGGCGGCGTCATCGAGGAACGCTTTCCATGCGGCTTCGACGTGTCGACGCTCTGGGTCACCGGCTGTTCGGTCACGTCCGTCGGTTCGGAGCCGGATCTGCAATTCACCGATTCCGCGCTCGGTGGCGCGCATCCGACTGATGGCGAGTTCGCGCCCGGCGTTGTCGAAATGCTGACCGGCGACAATGCCGGGCTGACGCGCGAGATCGAATCCTATCTAGCATCCGGCGCGATCCAGCTGCAGTTCCCGTTCACCTTTCCGACGGTCATCGGCGATACGTTCAAGATTCGCCCGGACTGCACGAAGAACAAGAACGGGCATTCCTCGTGCCAGGACACCTACTGGCTGACGCAATGGGCGCTGCATTTCCGCGGTGAACCGGCGATCAATCCGAGTGATGGCGCTAAGGCGAGCACGCCGGGCGCGAATATCTCCAAGTCCCTGAGCGGCGGCACTGGCGAATCGCTGCCGACATGAGCCGCCTGATCGCTCCCCTGACCGACGCACAGCGCGCCGGCTTCATCGCGGCTGCCAGAACCTATCTCAACGTCCCATTCCGGCACCACGGCCGCTCGCGCGCGCGGCTGGATTGCATCGGGCTGGTCATCCTCGCGCTGGCGGACGTGGGCGCCGTGGCGAGCGATCGGCGGGCCTACGGACGCGATCCATTGAACGACGGCCTGCGTGCTGCGGTGGTCGAGCAGATCGGCGATCCGATCCCGCTGTCCGATATCCGTCCCGGCGACGTGCTGATGATAAAATGGCACGAAGAGCCGAACCATATCGCGATCGTGACCGATTACCCGCTGGGCGGCCTCGCGATCATCCATGCTTTCGCGCAGGCCGGCCGCGTTGTGGAACATGCGCTCGCCGATCCATGGCCGCGGCGCATCTGTGAGGCGTTCCGTCCATGAGCGGCAGCACGATCGGCGGCATCGTCGGCGCAACCATCGGTTTCTTCGTCGGCGCACCGCAGCTTGGCTGGATGATCGGCTCGATCATTGGCGGCATCGTCGATCCGCAGAAGATTCAGGGCCAGCGACTGACAGATGCGCAGGGGCAGACTGCATCCGAAGGCGTTCCGCGTCCGATCATCTATGGCATTGCCGCATGCGCCGGCAACTTGATCCAGATCGGTCCGCTGGTCGAGCACAAGCAGGAACAGCAGCAGGGCAAGGGCGGCCCGGTCCAGATCACCTACACCTACACGCGCAGCTATGCCATCCGCATCTGCGAGGGGCCGATTACCGGCGTCCTGCGCGTCTGGCGCAACGACAAGCTGATCTACGACAAGACGAATTCCGGCTCGCCTATTGCTGCCGATTCAGCGGCTACGGCGAGCAAGATGCGCTTCTATCTGGGCGACGAAACCCAGATGCCGGATCCGACGCTCGAGTCGCTGCCTTCGGCCAATGGCGGCGGCTCCGGCAACGTCTGCGCGCACCGCGGCACCGCTTATTGCGTGGTCACCGACGACGATCTGACCGACATGCAGGGCGCGATTCCGCAGTACAAGTGGGAAGTGCGGACCTGCGTCGCGCCGCCGGCGCCGGGCATTGCATGGCGCGACGGCAATACGGGAACGGCGCAGACAGTCCTTTGCACGGCTGGCGGTGGCGGCATCTGGGCCATCGGCGGCAACAATGGCTCGCTCGCGATCTCGCAGGACAACGGCGCGACATGGGGGCTGATCGACTTCACGACGCAGCTTGGCTGGTCCGGAACATGGGGTTGCGACAACCTGTGGCATACGGACCAGTGGTACATGACCTCCGACGGTTTTGCGACGCATTATGCGAGCAGCTCGACCGGCGGGACTTGGGATGAGCTGCCGACATTGCCGCTGCGTCCGGTAAACGGCTCCGCAGCGGTGATTGACGGCGATGCGTGGTGCGGCGTCTTCGGCGCATCGACATCACAAATTTTCCAGCCGCAGTCGCCGGCCACGACGCACGATTTCGGATTCGCATACGGTGACGTGACCGCGATCGCGAAGATCGGCAGCGTCTATCTCGTCGGCACGGACAGCGGGAAAATCCTCTCCGGATCCTCGCTCGCCGGCTGCAGCCTTGCAGCATCCGCGGGCGCGAAGGTGCTCGGATTCGCCGGCGACGGCACTGTCCTGATCGCTGCGCTGGGCGGCAGCCAATACGCACGCTCGACCGATGGCGGTGCGAGCTGGGCGTTGCATATCGGCGACTGGAGCGGCGTCGCCTTCTTCGACGGTCTGTTCTATGCGACCGACATCACCGGCATCTATTTCGGTCCGGATGGCCTGAGCTGGACGCAGGACGACAACTCGTTCTATCTCGGCATCAGCCGTTGCTTCATGACGCAGACGCAATTCGGCATGCTCGCGAACACGGCCGAGGGCAAGACGGCAACGTCCGGGTTCGTCGGATTCTCGCCGGACCTGCTGCGCATGCCGGACGCGCCGGACTACGGCGTTGATTACCAGGGCAATATCGTCGGACCGCCGACCGCGATCCTCGGTTCGTGCTCTGACGAACTCGGTGCGATCGTGGCGGATATCTGTGCGCGCGTAGGCATCGACAGCACGCAGATCGACGTGAGCGCACTCACGAACGACGTGCGCGGCTTCCTGATCGGCCAGCAGATCGCGGCATCCGAGGCGATCAAGACGCTTCAGCAGGGCTACTTCTTCGACTTCCCGGAATGGGACAAGAAGCTGCGCGGGGTTCCGCGCGGCGGCAATTCGCAGTTCACGATTGGCGATGATGAGCTCCTGCTCGAGGACGACAACGATACGACCACGCGCGCGCAGGCGGTTGAGTTCCCGCGCAAGCTGAACCTCGTTTCTGCCGATCCGACCGCGGACTATGCGCCAACCACACAGACCGCCGAGCGCCGCACCGATGACGTGCGCGCCGTCGGCGAGGTCACGGTGCAATTGCCGCTCTCGCTGGTTCCGGCCGAAGCGGTGCAGATGGCCGATATCCTGCTGAAGATCGCCTGGACCGAGGCGCAGGGAACCTGGAAGCGGCATCTGCCCGAGGAATACTCGCAGATGACGCCGAGCGATCGGTTCACCTACAACGGCACGCGCTACCGCGTCCAGAAGGGAACGCTAGAAAGCGACGAGACGCTATTCGAAGCGGTGCGCGATCGGCAGAGTGCCTACACGTCCGTCGCAACCGCTGCGAGCGGGCCCGCGCCGACGCCTCCGATCTCTAGCATGAAGGGGCCGACGGTCTTCGCCGCGATGAATTTGCCGCGGCTGCGCACGCAGGATGCATCGCCTGGCATGTATATCGCCGTGCAGGGTCTACTTCCGGGCTGGATCGGCTGCGATCTGCAGCTTTCCGTCGACAGCGGCGTCAGCTTCACCTCCGTGGCGCAGCTGATGACGGCCAGCGAAATGGGCCAGCTGACGGCGGATATCGGGACGAGCACGGAACCGATCCCGGTCGAAATGTTCGCCGATGGACAGCTGGTCTCCGTGACCGATGCGCAGCTCGAAGCGCGCGCGAACGGTTTCGCGATCATCACTGCGAACGTATCGGAGATCGGCCAGTTCAAGACCGAGACGCCGACCTTCGGCGCGGATTACGACCTGACCGATGTCTCGCGCGGGCTGCTCGGCACGACGGCGGCAGTTCATGGCACAGGTAACAGGTTCGTGATGCTGCAGAACGTCCTCTTCCTGCCGCTCGACGTGAATCTCTCCGGTCGGACGCTGATCTTCCGTCCTGTCTCGATCGGCACGCCGGCAGCGAATAACGCGACCTATAGCGTGCTGTTCGATCCGCGATTTACCGGCCCGGCGAACTTCACATTCGAGACGACCAGCACCGGCGACAAGGTCACGACATCGACTGGCGCATTTCTTGAGGTAACGCTCCCATGACAACCCCGAACGAACTCTATGTCGCCAATCCGTTGACGCTCGACGGGACGGAGCGCCTTGTCGGACAACAGGCAGGCGGTACGTCCGGAGGCATGCTGACGAAGGCGATTGCCGATCTGTTCAATGGCACGAAAGGCGCCGATATCGCCTCGGCCGGCACGACGAACATCGGCGCCGCGACGGGCATGTTCGTTCACGTCACTGGAACGACCACGATCACGGCATTCGACAACGTCGCCGCAGGCATTCTGCGCATCGTCGTCTTCACCGGCATCCTGACGCTGACCTACGACGCGACAGCGCTGATCCTGCCGACGGCAGCGAACATCACCACGGCTGCAGGCGATTGCGCGATCTTCGTTTCTGAAGGCTCCGGCCATTGGCGCTGCGTGTCCTATGACCGCGCAAGCGGCCAGGCGCTGGCGGCCTTTTCGACCGGGACGAAGGAAGTCTGGGAATACGCGCTCAGCGATGAGACGACAGCGGTCACGACCGGCACGAAGCTCACGACCAGGGCGCGACGCGCGTTCACGCTGACCGACGTCAGGCTCAGCTGCACCGATGCCAGCAGCTCCGGCAATCCAACCGTCGATATCAAGAAGAACGGCACGTCGATCTTCAGCACGAAGATCAGCATCGACTCCGGCGAGAAAACATCGGTCACGGCCGCGACGCCGTATGTCCTGACGGGCGCGATTACGTTCGCGGACGACGACGAGATCGCATTCTCCATCGATACGGCCGGCACCGGCTGCGATGGCGTCAAGGTCGCATTGATCGGGACGGTCTGACGTGAGCCTGATCCTGCCGAGGCGCCTGCGCGAAGGGCTGGCGCTTCCGAAACGGCTACGCTGCAATCCCGCGTTCCCGCAGCACCAACGCGGGCTGATCAATCCATACATCTTCGCAACCGGCGGCGGTGGCGGCGTCACCGTCCTCTGGAATCCGTCCGACTTCAATGCGGCGTTCACGCTCAGCGGCGGCAACCTGGTCGCCGTGCGCACCGGTTCGGATGGTTGGGTGTCGGGGCGCGCTGATCATAACTTCACGGCAGGAAAGCTCTATTTCGAGGTCCTGATCGGCGGCAGCGGATCGGATGCGGGCCTGATGGTCGGCCTGGGCGATCCAGCGGCATCACTCTCGAACTATTGCGGATCAGATAACTTCGGATTCGGCTACAACTCGAACGCCGGCCACAAGTACCACGGCGGAAATGATGATGGGCTCTATGGCGCAGCCTATGGTGGTGGCGACAATATCGGCATCGGCTGGAATGCCGGAAGCGGCACGATCTTTGTCCGGCAAAATGGTGTCTGGCAGGGCGGTGGCGATCCGGTTGCGGATACTGGCTATATGTATATCGTGGGTGCGGGAACCAATTTCTTCCCGATGATCTCTGGCTATTTCGGAGCCGGCGCGCACAACTTCACGCTGCTCGCGACGCCTTCGTCAATCCAGTATTCATTGCCGACCGGATTCAGCACGATCGGCGTCTGAAATCTCTTCTCCTATCGCGCCGAACCGCACGCAAACATGCGGGCTTTAGCGGTGGATAATTCTGCAATAGGGGAAGCCGTCAGTTTGCTGATTCGGTAGCGCTGGCGGTGCCTTGCGCGCGTGCTGCACGCTGATTCGTAATCAGTAGGTCGGAGGTTCGACTCCTCTCAACGGCACCATCTGGTGCGGCTTTCAGGGGATTCGCGAATCTGAACGCTTCCCCTTTCCCGGCGATCTTCTCCTATCGGACCGGTTTCACCCCTTCCACGCGACGGCGGTAATGCTTCGTCGTCGTCTCGGAATTGGAATGCCCTAGCAACGCCTGGGCATGCGCCAGCGACACATCGGACGATGCCTTAGCCCGCAGGTCGTGCAAGCGCACGTCGAGGATGCCCGCACGCTCGCGCACGCGCGCCCACGTCGACTCAAGCCCGCTCAGGGTGTACGGGCCGCGCTGCCCGAGGAACACCGGCTGCGCACCGATGCGCGAGCCCTGCGCAGCCTTCCATAACGCCAGCAGTTCCGGACTCCACTCGATGAACCGTGGCTTCCCGGTCTTGCCTTCGCGCCAGCGAATCCCATCCGTGTCCGCACCGGTCAACGGGAACGCGATCGCATCCCCAATCCGCATACCCGTCAGATACAGCCATTGCACCAGCCGCGCGAGCCGCAGTCCGCATGCAGCGATCAGTGCGGCGAGCTCGGCATCGGTGACATAACGCTCTCGCGGCGCTTCACGATTGCGCGCCTGCATCTTCAAGCAGGGATTCTTGCCTTCATAACCGAGGTTCAGCGCGTGATTGAACGCGGCGCGCAGCAGATCCCGCTCGCGGTTGCCGGCGACGTTCCCGCGCTTGCGCAGGTAGGTGAAGACGTGTTCGCGCTTCACATCGGACAGGCGCATCGCGCCAAACACCTTGCCCAGCGTCGCGGCCTGTGCCTTGTATCCGGTCAGCGTCTTGTCGGATAGGGTCTTCGCGCGATCGACCAGGTACGCGGCGAGCGCATCGGCGACGGTCAGGACGGGCCTGTGCGTAGCGCCTTCGAGCTTGCTCCATTCTGCCAGCGCCTCCCCGTAGTCGCTCCCCAGCGGCGTCCAATGGCCTTTGGCGACGTGGTAGAACGCTGCGCCCTTGCGGCGCATGCGGTGCGGCAGATGCTTGTCGGTGATGCGCTTGCGGCCCATCAGGCGGTTTTCAGTGAGGACCAGTCCGGGGAATCCGGGCGGCGCTTGGGACGCTCACAATACGACACGACGGCGCTGCGCTCCACCAGCGGGCGCCCGACCGCGTTCGGCTTGTATGGGACTGCCATCGCGGTCAGCGCGCGGCATTGCGCCTGCCAGCGCTTGCGCGCGGTCAGTTCGCAGACTTCCTCCGGCGTTAACCAGGTCGCGCTCATAGACCCTCTCTGCTAGCAGCCTTCATTGCGGCTACTTGTTCGGGATTCTCTTTGCGCCACTGTCGCCAACTCTTGTCGGTGAGCTTCCATTTGATCCAGTCGGGATGATCAGGTGTCGCAGCGAATCCCTTGTGGTTGCACTTATGGCCGCGATGCCTGCTGCAAAAGAACAAGCCGCACCCTTTGTCGCCGCCATATGGCTCTTGGTCGCAGCAGACGTATGAAAGCCCACGGTCGATGACTTCGCCGCAGCCAGGATGATCGCAATAGGCCGGAACGCCATAGCCGATATCGCGCTGCCAGTTGTCGTCGTAGCCAATCGACCAGCCCATGCATCACCTCTTATGACTTAGGCGCAAACGTGACTGGCGTTAGATCCCATAGCATCGGCCTCAAGATCGCAGGCAGGTAAAGCGGATGCTTCGGTGCGCCGTCTTTCGTTAATCCAAGATGGTGAATCTCTCGCCCCAGCATGGCGCGGACTTCGATGGCGCGGCGCTTTGCCATTGGGTGCGCTCCCCATGCGCAGACAACCATCGCTGATCGAGCAGAAAGCGATCGTAGCCAAAAATCGTTATCCGGACCGATGGGGTCTAGAGCGGAATACAATTCGTCTGGCTGCGTGGCGCGGTAGGCAAATAGATTTCCGACGAGCAGCTCAGACGCGCCCCATGCGCGGGCAAATCCGACACAGCGACGAATCGTCGGGTCATCCTGCATAGCGTCCGCAGTGCTCGGATTGAGCATGACGAACAGTACGGACTCGCGGCCATCCGGATCGGCTTCGCGTTGCAGACTATAGCGATAGCGCCCGCACTCGCTAATGATTGCGTTCATTCGGTCGATGCCCCACGCAGCAATGCAATCTCTGCGCGCGCCTGGTCGAGCAGGCCGAACAATGCGAGGAACTGGCTATCGGTCAGTGTCGCTCCGCCGGACTTCGCGACCTGCGTGGCAACCTGCTGGCGGATGCCGGCTTCGGTGATATCCGTCACCTGGGCGATCATGGCGTAGCCTCGTTGACGACTTTCAGCAGAATGTCGGCATGGCACGGCGCTCCGCTCGGACACCAGCACGCGAGGTTCTTGCCGCGCAGGGATGGGAAGCCGTGTTTCTTTTCAGCGAGAAGGCGTTTGCGAAGAGCGTCTTGGGCGTTGCAGTCGGCACTGAGCATCAGGTAGCCAGCCATCAATAGTTCGAACCAGCGCACGCACTCCGCGCGCGTGCCGTCCTTGCCGACGACGAAAGGATTGCCCCACGGCGTGGTGCGATCGACCTTCACCGTGTTGGCCGGCATCCGCCAGCCTTTCGAACGGCGCAGCTGGATCCGCTGTGGGGCAACAGTTGTCATGTCAACGACTCGGAAACAATGTCGAGCGCCAGAGCGGACAGATCGATGCATGGCGCCGCCTGCTGCGGCCAGCGCCGGCCTGGACGATTATCCCGGCCCGGATCGCGCGCTTGTAGATCGAGCCCCAAGCGCGGTCTGTCGGAGGCTGCGGGAACGCGGTATCCGCCTTGCTCGCGTCGCTCACGTCCTCGCTGATGAACAAGCTCGTGCGTTGTGCATACGCAACCAGGAAGGCATAGGCAATTTCTCCCCAGTGGTCCTCGATCAGTTCGGCATGCTCCAGCGCCAACCGCATGCCTTCGTCGCGCATGCGCTGCGCTTCGATTAGCAGGTCCGGTTGTTCGGGAAGGTTCATCGACTAAACGTCCGCCATCCGCTGCAGCTGCTGCATGCGGTCATAGGTCTTCGGCGCGCTCCTTCCCTTGGACCAGTCGATGCCGACCTCGTCGGTCATCAGCTGTGCAAGTTCTCCCCAATGCACCGCGTACAGTGCCCAGGTGCGGCTATAGACTCGCATTTCCTCGATGCGCTGCTTCCATTCCGACACTGCGTCCAGCAGGCGCAAGCAGCGCCCCAAGTCGTCCGGAGCGTACGGGTAGTCACCCTTGCAACGGCCTGAAGCCATGTGATCAAAGATTGCCTGGGAAGACATGCCGCGATCGTTGCCACTCAGCCATGCCATTGCCGCGGCAGGCAGGGCCCCTATAGTCGCGCCGCCGAGATCCGCCACCGGCATCGAAGGGGCGATATTCGGCTTGTCGTCGCCGCACATGGGACAAGCTGCGCCCTTGAGCAGCTTCGCGAACTTACCCATGTCCATCGGCAGATAGGCAACAACCCACGAATGCCGGCAAACATCCACGCTGCAGATCGCGCGCATTTCAGAACCGGCGGAATGGACGTTGACTGAAAGCCCGGCGGAGATCATGGGGTCACCTGTTTTGCCGTTCTTGGATGCGCGCGCGGCATTCGGACCGGCGTTGAACGCGCTGCATGCAGCGCCCGATTGGCGTCGACCTGGCAATGCACAAGGTTTTTCAACACCTCGTCGCCGAGCTGGTTCTGCAGGTAGACGGCTTCGTTCACGGCCTTCGCCACGCGCATGCAGACTGCAATCTGCGCACTGCGGCTCAGTCGCTGGCGCTCGAAGAGATCCCTGTCCCAGATCATTGGGCGAGCTCCCAGCGCATGGGCGCCCCGTTGACTGGGACGCACTTGAACAAGCACGACGAGATGGCTGTCTGCCATGCATCGACCGGCGCGCCTTCGCGATCGAACAGATGCACCAGGCGCGGATGCTTGTCCGGAGCGTCGACACGGATATGCCCACCGGCCTGCAGCACCGTGAGCACGTCAGCCTTGCGCGTGAGCGTCATGCGACGTCCTCGATCCATGGAAAGCGCTCGAGGATCCGCGCGCTAAGCCTTTGCGTCGACGCATGGGTGAAATGGCCCTGGTAGCTTGCGAGTTGGGCCCGGACCTGCGCCTTGGCATCTGCAGTCGCGTGGATCCGCGCGCCGCGAACGTGGACGGCTTCCCAGCGCGCCAGGGCGTCGTGCGCATGCGCAACCACGCGCCGGCGGACCAGGGTATGCGTCGGACGCACGATGTAACCGAGGAAGTCGATGCCGTCGCCCAGCGGCCGCAGGCGTTCGTCAGCTTTCAGGCTGAGGCGCAACTTGGTCGCGAGGAAGTCGGCAATCGCATCGCGCCAGGCAGCGAGCTGGGCGCGGTCGCGGTGCACCAGAACGAAGTCATCGACATAGCGCAGGTACCGCTTCACGCGCAGGACGTGCTTGACGAACTGGTCGATGGCATCGAGGTAGACGTTTGCGAAGAACTGGCTGCTGAGGTTGCCGATCGGCAAGCCGCAGCCCGGCGCCGCGTTCGCCAGGCGCTTGTGCGCCGGCACCATGGCGACCTCGTCGCTGCTCGCGCGCATGTCGACGCCGGCATGCAGCGGATCGTGCCGCAGCAGCGCGTGCACGGCATGCTGTACGACGTCCGGCACGCCGCGCGCTTGCATCCTCTGCCTGAGCAGCGCCCACAAGGTCGGCCGGTGGATCGATACGAAGAAGTTGCGGATGTCGAGCTGCAGGAAGTAGCCGCTGCCCTGGCCGCTGGCGACCTGGCGCACGAAGTCCTGCAGGCGCCGCACCGCTGCATGGCTGCCCTTGCCGGCGCGGTTGGCGTAGCTGTCGTGGATGAAGCCCGGCTCGTAGATCGCCTCCAGCTGCGGCACGAGCCAGTGGTGCACGACGCGATCGGCAAAGTCCGGCGCATGGATCTCGCGCGCCTTCGGCCTGGTCGCGATGAAACAGGTCGCGCGCCGCGGCGCCCAGGTGCCCGTCAGGAGCTCGCGCTGCAGCTGTAGCAGGCCATCGCCCCAGCGTCGGTCGAAGCGTGCCTGGTTGTGGCTCGGAACCTTCTGGCGACGCGCGCGGCGCCATGCTTCGTGGAGCGATCGCAAGGAGACACCCTCGGCACCCTGAAACTCACTGGCGCGGCGCACGGCCAACGCGAACCCGGTGTTGTTGCGGTGGTTGTTGTTGACGTTGCCGTTGTTGAAATTGACGTTCCACGCGTACGACTCGGGAGACCAAGCCGCCGCTCTCCCACGCACTTGCGACCGGGCCGGACATCCTTGCGGGTAGCGCGGCGTCGTCATGGATTGGCCCCGAGCATCGAGGCGGCATGGGCACTCAGTTTCTCGTCACGCTGCGAAACGGCACGACGGCCGTCCGCATTCTGGACAATGGGGTGCGACAGATCCCGGCGCCATCCGCCGGCCTGCTTGCCAAGCCCTTGCGCCTGGCGGAAGAGCATTTCGAACTGGGCGAAACTCACGAACGCGTGCAGCTGCTTGCCAATCTGCAGGTGCTGCTTGATCTCATCGACGATCCACACCAGCTGCTCCACCCAGTGCGCCTGAGCCTTGCGGTCCTGCCAGGCGCGCCACGCGGTGCGGTACGCGTCCATCGCCCGCCGCCGCAGATCCGCGCCCACCTGGTAGCGGTGGTAGCGCGGGAACCTGCGGACGGCGTTCTCGATATCCACGAGAAGCCTTTCGGCAGCTTTGATGATCGGCGGCAGCTGGAAGCGTGAGGGCATTTGAGATCAGCCAAAGGTCAAATTACTGACTGGCGCGGCGCACGGCCAACGCGAACCCGGTGAAGGAGCGGTGGTCGTAGCCGACGAGGCCGACGTCGAAAAGGACGCCCCACGCGCACGACTCGGGAGACCAAGCCGCCGCGGTGCACGAGCGGTACCAGCCCGCTTTCAGCATCGGGTACTTCTCGGCATCGAACGCCGGGTTGTAACGCGTCAGATCGAGCGGCGAGCCGTACTCGAGTTCCTGCCGGGTCGGCATGCGCCAGTCGCCACCGAGCGCGGCCACGGCCTTCTCGTGCGTGCTGGCGTTGACTTCCTTGCCTTCGCAAAGCACGCACCATTCGAGATCGCCGACCGTGAAGGTCGCGGGCAAAGCGGGCGCCGGCTTCGTGGTTTTCTTCGCAGCTGGTGTTGCTTTCATGGGTCACTCCTGGTGGGACAAAAAGGCCAATTACTGACTGGCGCGGCGCACGGCCAACGCGAACCCGGAGCTGCCGCGGTGGTAGTAGCTGACGTAGCCGTAGCCGAAATGGACGTACCACGCGAACGACTCGGGAGACCAAGCCGCCGCGGTGTTGAGCCGGTGCCAGGCCGGCTTGATTCCGGGGAAGTACGCGGTGTCGATCGCGGGCTCGTGGCGCGTGTCGTCGATGATCGTCACGGCCTCGCTGCGCTCTGCGAGACGCCAGTCATCAAAGCCCAGCAGGCGCAGGTTCTTGCAGCGCGCGACGCACGCGGTATGGTCCTGCTGCTTCTCCGGTGCATCCTCGCGGCCGAGCGACGTGACGCACCACATCAGGCCGGTGCTGTGGTCGAGCGTGGCGACGTGCGCACCGTTCTCGAGGATCCGTTCGAAGCGGGAATCGCGCGCTCCGTTGGCGGATGCCTGTTGCTCGCCTGGAAAGACGAGAACGGTCGGGGCCTGCGGCGGCGAATGATCGAGGTGAATGGTGATCGCGATGTCCATGGGGATTCCCTGGGTGATTCGGTTATGGATGGGCTTCTACGGTCGCTTCGGCTGCATCGGCCACGCGCGAATACTCGAGCTCGATCGCCAGATCCGGAGCGCACTCCGGCGCCCGGCGCTTGACCACGGCTGCCATCGCGTCGATGTCGACCGAGATACCGGCGTCCTGCAGGAAGGTGGCGATGATCTCGCTGCTGTGCCACGCGCGCGCCAGCAGCGATTCGAAGCGCAGGACCAGGAGGGGCGCGCTGCCAATGGCCGCCATCGCCGCGCGTCGGTCACGCGATAGGTTGCCGAGCATGGAGCGCCGTTGCTGGCGGTCGGTCGTGAGGCCGAGAAGTTGTTCCTGAATCTTGACGTGCGAGCGCATTTGTTCGACCGGATCCCGGTCGAGCCAGATCACGCGCTTTGGGACATCGCCGGCCATCGTGTTGTGGTGCGGATCGATCACCTTGACGGCCTTGCCGCCGAGGCTTGCGAACCAGTCGCGGTCGATAGGCGCGATTGTGCGGCCGTCCTCGAATCCCGCGCGGTTGCCGATGCAGTCCATTCCGCCCGCGTTGAGCATGTGCATCACCATGGTGGTGCCGCAGCGGCCAAGGCCCGCGACGACGATCACGGACAAGGTCATGGGCGCGGCTCCTGGTCGTGCGGCATGGCCACGAGTTTCTTCGCAAGGTCGCGCGCGGCGTTGTAGATCGCGTCGGGCTTGGCGCCGTGGTCGAACTGGATGCCGGCCGCATGCGCGACGACATAGCGCTGCGCCTCGTTGCAGCCGTCGATGCGCGCGCCGATCCTGCAGCGACGCACCAGGGCGGCACGGGACAAGTCGGCCAGCGCGCGTCTAGCGCGTGGGAACTGCAGGACCGTGCTCATGCTGGCGGCACCAGGAAGCGCACGCACCCAGCACTGAATTCGATCTGCCCGCTGAGCATCAGGAAGCGCACGGCCGGATCGATGTAGTTGCGTTTGTCATCGGGCGCGGCGGTTTCGACCTCGTACCAGTAGCTGCCCCATCCTGGCTCTGGCGTTGCCGCTTCGTGTCGCATGCGGCAGTACGACTCGATATCCGAACGCGCGGCGCTGTTGGCGATCTGGAAAGCCAGCTCGACCATTTCCAGCGCAGCGGATTGCGGCGCGCCCACGAGGACCTTCTCGCGCGGGCTCATGGCGCATCGTCCTGGCCGGTGTACGGGAAGCCGCGGTGTTCGCCTTCGTCAGGCAGCACGCGGCCGCCTTCGCCATCCCACCGTTCGAACGGGTAGTCGCTGTGCGTGGTCATGCGCACGCATTGCGCGATGAACAGCACGGCCTCGACCAGCACGACGATGATCACGGCGATGAACAGCAGCGACAAGTGCGGATGAGCAGCGAACAACGCGTTCCATTTCATGGCAGCGACCTCGAAGAAGCGCAGAAAGGCCAATTACTGACTGGCGCGGCGCACGGCCAACGCGAACCCGGCGTAGCCGCGGTGGTAGTCGCCGACGACGCCGCCGCCGAAATGGACGCCCCACGCGCACGACTCGGGAGACCAAGCCGCCGGATCGCCTGAGCGATACCAACCGGCTTTCAACATCGGGTACTTCGCGGCGTCGAAGGCTGGATTGAAGCGCGTGCGATCCAGCGGCGAGCCGTACTGGAGCTCGTAGAGCGTGGGCATGCGCCAGTCGGCGCCCAGGTCTGCAACGGCCTTCTCGTGGGTGGCTGCATCGACGGGTTTGCCGTCGCAAAGCACGCACCATGCGAGGTCGCCGACGGTGAAGGTGGAAGGCGCGGTCGCTGCTGCTGGCTTCGCGGGTTTCTTGGCGCGCGCGATCATGATTGCACCAGCGGCATCAGCCAGTAGCGGCCCGCGCCGACGCGGAACTTGCCGATCGCGCGCACCTGGATATGGCCAGTACGGAAATCGGTCTCGATCATTTCGCAGACGATCGTGCCGTCCGGCGCGCGCTCGGCGGCCGCCGGCGCCTGGACTTCTCCGGTGTCACGCTCGCCGCGCCACTCCTTCGCGCAGCGCTGCAGGACGTCGGCCTCGATCTCGAAACCGTTGTTGGCGTACCGCTCGGCGAATTGCTCGAGCAGGTCGGGGCCGTGCAGGCCGAGCTCGGCGCTGGGCTTGAACGGAAGAGGGGTGATTGCGGCGCGTTGGTTCATATCGGCTCCCGGTGTATGGGAGTCAGTCAACCATGATTGACGCAGCATGTCAACCATGCTTTACCTAATGGCGTAGATACTCCAGAAATGGGATGGTTTTGGTTGCTGGTGGTCGTCGTCGCGCTAGTGCTTGTGGCGCGGATTCGCGTCAACGTGCCGGATCGGCGTGCAAGTTCCAGCCAAGAATCAGATTTTGACGGCTATTCGATCGGGGCAGTAGGGGAATCGCACTACCAGCCAGCCCTTCGCGCGGCGGCAGGAAAGGGTGAGGTTCGGCATGGATGCACAGCGGTCCTCGTATTTGAGGACAGCAATCCGTATGACGATCATGCGGTTCGCGTTGATGTCAACGGCCGCACGGTGGCATATCTAGCGCGCGCCGATGCCCGCCGCTATCGAAAACATCATCAAGCCGCCCATCAGGAATGCAACGCGTTGATTATCGGCGGCGGGCGTGGGCGAAGCCTCGGAATATGGCTTGATGTGAAGCTCTAGCGTTCGTTATTCCGGGATTTCGCTGGCTCAAAGCGAGCTTGGCGACTGCGTAGCTTCCTCGGCCGCCATTCCTTTCTGCGTCTCGATTGTCACGACACCGAGATCGATCTGCTTCGATGCGCCGTCGAACGTGACCACGAGATCCGAAAAGACCCAGCCCGCGCGAATCACTGAGAACGTCGCGCCCATTCGGTTCCGCGTCTGCACGTCTGCCAGCTCGAGTGGCTTGCCATATTTGTCGCTGAGCGTCTTGAGCCAGGCTCGCTGCGAATCGATGCCTGTCGTGAAGATGCGAACGCCTTCGAGCTTGCCATCGACGACAATCGCTTCCGGAAGATGCTGTCCGTTCAGTCCTGGCGTTTCTGCCTGAAATTTGAGCCTGGTCTTTCCGCCAATGGCCGCCGCATCATGTAGAACGCACGGCGCCTGGTCGCTGGCTGCGCAGTCTTGCGGCAGCGGTTGCCCGATCACGAAACCACCAACCGTCATTGAGGGCGCTGGCTGCATGCCGGCGGCAATCGCGCTGCCTGATAGCATCGCGCAGAGCAGGGTGACGATCTTCAGGATTCGCATTTCAGTCCTTCCATCGCGCTATCCAGCGCACGCGGCCGACAATGTGGAACCCGCGGCGCTTGTCGTCAAGCGGGATCGGATCGCGCCACTTGGGATCTGACTTATTGTCGCTCACCACGAACCAGCGGCCGCCATAATTGCGCAGGCGTTTCGCGATCGTTCCATCCTCGATCGATTCGATCACGAAGATGCTGTCGTCGCGCGGGATGGCGTCGCCAGTGTCGAACATGATCGCATCATCATGCTCGATCGTTGGCTCCATCGAATCGCCTTGGCCGTAATAGACTTTCAGCCGCTTCGCGTCGAGGCCCTTGCTGCGCAGGCTTTCGGCGCGGAACTTCAATCGATGCGTTTCGGCGAAGTCCTCGGCGACCTGGCCGTCCCCCATCCCGGCGCCGTGCGCGTAACCAGCGACGTCGTCGAACGAGTCGGACGACGCGGCTGTCGCCGGATGTTTCGGCCCGATCTTCGATTGCAGCCAGCGCATATTGAGATTTAGGCGCCGACAGATCGGCTCTAGCGTCGCCGCTTCCGGGTTCTTCGTTGCTCCGCTTTCGATCTGCGAGACCGCCTGTTTGGTGACTCCCGCTTCGTCGGCGAGCTGCTGCTGCGTGAGGCCGGCGCCAACGCGCTCCAGTCGTAACCGCTCGCCCAGGGTCTCCATGTAAACCAGTGTTGACCGGATCGGGTCAGCCATCGTTGACAAGTCGCGGTCAATCATGGTTGACTGCGCGCATGAACATCGGAATCGACGAAATCAAGGATCGCGAGGAATTCGGTTCCTATGCGGCGGTCGCTGCCATCTGTGGCGTAACTCGCGAAGCGGTGCGGAACTGGAAACAGATCCCGCCGCAGCACTGCATCACCATCGAAGAAGCAACCGGCGGCAAGGTCACTCGCTATGAGCTGCGGCCGGACGTGTTCGGCCCGGCGCCAATGCAATCCGTGGAAGCTGCTGAAAAAGCTGCATAACAACACCGGTCCGGCTCCGCAAGGGGTCGGGCTATTTTTTTCCCGGGGAAGGGGAACCAATGGGAACGATTCATCCCCAAGCATCCCAATTGACGCTTAGCCTTGAGCCTGGCATCAGCGCCAAGCACATATCGCTGCGCGCCTGTGTGGCCGCTGGCGTGTATTCGCGCGGCCTCGATCGCGTCGCCGTCAAGCTCGACGAGTCGCCCTCGAAGCTGTCGGAGAAACTGTCCGGCGGCACCGGCGACCGCAGGCGCGATGTCGGGCTGGAACTGTTCGAGGACTATCTTGCCAAGACCGGCGATTACACGCCGATCTTCTACCTCATCGACAAGTTCCTGTCGGATCCCGAAGCGCAGAAACAGCACGCGCTCGCGACGCTGGCGGAGTTCGCGCAAGGCCTCCCGGCGATGCTTGCCGCGGCTGGCCTCGGGCCGACAAAGGCGCGGCAATGACGCGCGCGCGCGGAACCTACCGCACGAGGCGCTACTGGTCGGCCGATGATATCGAGACAGTGCGCATCAACTATGCGAACTGGCCGACGTTTCTGATTGCCTATCTCGTCGCGCGCGATCTCACTGCCGTCTATCAGCTGGCGGCAAAGCTCGGCCTGAAGAAGTCGGCAAGATTCTTCGCCAGTGAATGGAGCGGGCGCACGAAGGCGGGAAGGCATCCCGCAAGCATCGCGCATCAATTCAAGCCCGGTCAGACGCCACCGAACAAGGGCGTGCGGCGCCCAGGCTGGGCGCCAGGCCGTATGTCGCAAACACAATTCAAGAAGGGCCGCCTTGCGCATGAAGCGCGGAACTACAAACCGATCGGCAGCCTGCGCATAACGCGCGATGGGCAGCTCGAGAGGAAGGTCACCGACGATCCGTCGATCTATCCCGCGCGCCGCTGGACCGCGGTGACCAGGCTTATTTGGGAGTCGGTAAACGGTCCGATCCCGTCCGGGCACATCGTGCGCTTTCGCGCGGGCATGAAGACCATGGATCCCGCACTGATCACCGTCGACCGCCTCGAGCTCGTCACCCACGCCGAAAACATGCGGCGCAACACCATCCACAACCTGCCGCCTGCGCTCAAACAGGTAATCCAGCTCAACGCGGCCATCAAACATCGCATTACCAATCGCGAGAGAAAACGCGCATGAAAACCAAGATCGAGGATCTGCGCGAGCATCTGTTCGCGACGTTGGAGGATCTGCGGGACAAGGACAAACCGATGGAGCTGGACCGCGCGAAGGCAATCTCCGAGGTCGCGCAGACCATCATCAATTCGGCCAAGGTCGAGAACGAGTTCCTGAAAATCACCGGCACATCGGACGGCAGCGGCTTCATCCCGAAGGCACCGCGCGGCCCCGCGCCGCTGGGAATAGCGGACCAGCAGCCTGGTGAATCAAAGCCTCGCCTAGTCGGTCCGCGCGCATGAGAAACGGTCTCGACACCGAGGCGCGCGTGCCGCATCTGTTGCTGGGAATCCGGTTGTGGAAATGGGCCAGCGCATTGAGCCATTTCCCTACCATCGACCAGGTTATGCGTCATTGGGGATGCTCGCGCGCCACAGCATTCCGCTGGACGGCCTATCTGGCCGAAGAGTTCGGCATCGATGTCGAGACACGACATGCGCGAACGCGTATTTCCATCCCTTCCGGATCCACGACGGCTGAGCCAAAAGCGCCAGCGCGGAGGGCGTACGCCGTCGACAGCCGCATCAATGCAAGCATCTTCAGGACATCCGAGCTATGAGCGCTCATTGGTTCAATTGGGCACGCCGGCAACACGTTCCACAGAGCGCCGCGAAGTTCGTGCTGGTCATGCTGGGCGACGCGGCGGCCGAAGAGACCGCTTTGGGCTTTGCGTCCGTTGCCTATCTATGCGAGGTGACCGAGCTCGACAGGAAAACAGTGCTCAGAAGCCTGGCACGACTGCAGGAATGGGGCTTCATTGTCGACACGGGCAAGAAGACTGGACGCACGAAATCGATCACGGTCTATCGGCTGGTCGCAAAGCCAAGCAGTACCGAAATTGGGACATCTTCCGAACCGAGCGCCGCTGAATGCTCTGAGAATGAGGCTGTATGCGGCTCTCAGCGCGGCGATATGCCGTCCGATGACAAGCAGTCCCAAAAACGGGACGGCTCCGAAAATGGGACCGCTTCGGATGGTGAAGTAGTCCCAGAAGAGGCACCGCTTGAAGAACCAAGCAGTCCCGAAATCGGCACTGCTTCGGATGGAAGCAGTCCCAATTTTCCGTCGAAGCAGTCCCAAAATTGGGACACGGAACGAAGAGCTAATCAAGATCAAAAGCCCAAGCCGCGGCCGCGCGCTGGCGCGCACGTACGCGAGGGGGAGGGTTTGGACGCTGAACAGCCGGAAGCCGAAGCATCGGCTCCGTCACCATTCGACGCGTTCTGGGCGATCTACCCCGTGCAGGTCGCCAGGATCGAATGCGAACGCAAATGGCGGGCGATGGATCTCGATGCGCTGAGCCCAGTGATCCTCGCCGATGTCGCGCGCCGCAAGCAGCACGATCCGCAATGGCTGCGTAGCTACATTCCCAACCCGAAGCGCTACCTCGACGGCCGCCGCTGGGAGGACAAGCCGCCTGGCGTTGCGGGTTCGGTGGCTGCAGCGGCAACGCCACGGCCGAGCATCTACGGCAACCCCATGGATCCGCTCGAGTGCGAGCTTGCGATTATCGCCGATCAGTTCCGATTCGACGTGATCGACGAGGCCGAGCGCGATCGCCTGGTCGCTGCAGCGCATGCGAAATATCCGGTGGCGGCATGAGGACGCAAACGACCGCGACGGCGATCCGGGCACTGCGCGCGGAACGCTGCAACCGCCGCGAGATCGCGCTATTCCTTGGCGTGAGCCAGTCCGAGATATCCGGCGCGCTGCGGCATCGACCAGGGGAAACATACCGCGATCCATCTGGCGTCGCGCGCTATGTCAGCACCGGCGCCAGGGTGAATCCATGACTGCTGCGACGGCCGCGCGCAGCAAGCTCAAGCGCATGCCACGATCATGCGCCATGCCGTTCCGTTCCTGCGCTTGTGGCTTCCAGATCAATACGGCCGCCACGAATTGCCCACGATGCAAGGGCAAGATCGCGCCAGCTATCAACGCTCCACGCGCGAAACCCAAGCATCCCGAGGACGCGCACCAGGAGGCTCTCTTTACCTGGGCGGCGCGCGCGAAGGGCAAGCATCCGGATCTCGACATGTTGTTCCATGTTCCGAATGGCGGCGCGCGTGACGCACGCGAGGGCGGCCGGCTGAAGGCGCAAGGCGTGCGGCCAGGCGTCCCGGACATCTTCCTCGATGTTCCACGGGGAGCATTCCATGGACTGCGCATCGAACTGAAGGCAACGCGCGCTGAGCTTTTGCGCAAGCCGACCGTTAGCGATGACCAGCAAGCATGGCTCGCGCGCATGAACGGTCACGGCTATCGCGCCCTGGTCTGTGAAGGCTGGGAATCAGCCAGGGAAGAGATCGAGAGGTATCTCGGCCTGGAATCGCGCGCGTGAGAGGCATCATTCGCTATTTCGAATATGAGGGCGAACGGGTGACGATTCCTGCGCTGTCGAAACGCTTCGGCATTCCTGAGCGCACGCTCCGATATCGGTTAAACAAGATGACCATTGAGGAAGCGATTGGCGAGCATGTAACGCGGCGCGAGACGTTCGCGCGAATCTGTTGCTTCATCTTTTATTTCTTTTCGCATCCTGCGCATGGATGGGCTATCGGTTCGGCGATCGACAGATATTTAGAACAACGCAAGGTTCTGCGATGAGTGCCGATCTGCGCACAGACGCGCTCCGCAAGCGCTACGAAGAAGCGCGCGGCCGCGGCGAGGAATGCCGGCGCAATGGTGGCAAGGCTGCAGACAACCCGTTCCGCGGCAGCACGAAGCTCGTGCGCGAGCTAAATCACGAATGGGCGCGCGGATGGCTGATCGAGGACCAGCGCAGGAAGGGCCAGCGATGAGCGAAGCGCTGGAACTGGTCGTCGAATCGGCATGGCTGCAGCTGGCCGAGCTCGCACCGCCGACAGCGCGAACGCTCTATCTGACGCCGTTCGCGGAGATCACGCGCTTCATGCGTCCGGGCAGCATCGAGATCGGCACGTTCACGCGCGATCCATCTGGCCGACTTCCGCAGCGAAGTGTTCGGCATCTATGACCTGATGAGGGGAAGGTAATGGCGAGGCCAAAGGTCGAGGGGCAGTCGGACAAGGCTGACAAATCCAAGCCCATGGAGGAACGCATTGCGTCCATGCTGACGAAAACGGCATATCGCGATATCCGGGACGGCTTCGGCGGGATGAATCCGGGCGGCCTCGGCGATCAGGCCATCGCCGGCGCGCTCGGGATGATCATCAAGACGCAGGGCCGGATCGGGCCGATGGTGCTGGAGACGCACTACGGCTGCACGCTGATGCACCGCGAGCATCTGCGCCGAGCATGGGAGAACCAGGAAGAGAAGGACGGCATGGACCGCGAGAAACGCTGCCTGATCCGGTTCGGCTGCGAGCTGGCGATCCGCGAGCTGGCGAGCCTTCGCTTCAGCCGCGGCGATATAGGCGAATATGCCTATCTGCTTTGCACCAAGCCGTCCGCGCTGGCGCATCACGTCAAGGTCGCCGGCCAATGGCTCGAGGGCATCCGGCAGAACGCGCTCGCGGAGGTCAAGTCGCGCATGGGCCATGAACTGGCTGATCTGCTCGAAAGACGTGAGAAGGTTTGCGCAGCGAACCACGTCGCAGCTTGACTTCACAGCGAAATGGCGTATTTTGCCAGCATCCAATGCTGCCACCGAAAGGTCGGCGGCATTTTTGTTGCCTGCTTTCAGCGGAATAGATCAATGGCAGATCGCCGGTCTCATAAGCCGGAGGTTGTCCGTTCAAATCGGACTTCCGCTACCAAATGCGCGAAAGCGCAACCTCGCCCAATCCCCTGGGCTCGCTTGACACCTCGTCAAGCCGCCGGCGGCAGTCTCCCCACTGCTGCCGGCATTTATCCGGAGCCAGCCATGCCCTTCGTGAAGGAAGCGGAAGCATGAACTGGCGCCAGCATGAAGCCGAAATCAAGGCCGATGCGCCGCACATGGCGAAGCGCGTGCATGAGGAGTCGTTCCAGTTCTGGTATCGCGGCATCGTCATGCTGTTGCTGAGCGCGCTCGTGACCATGATCGGCACCGTGATCGTCTTTCAATGGCAGAACGCCGTCGATATGGCTGCTGTGAAGGTGCAGCTCGCTGGGATCAATACGACGATCGCGGGCGTCCCTGAAATGAAGCAGGACCTAGCCGTGCTGAAGGAATCGAACGACGACCTGAAGCGGCGGATGGAGGTTTACGAAGGTGTCAGGGCGGTGAAATGAACATCATTCCGGACAACGTCGCCGCGAAGATCGACGCGAAGGTCGATGCCGGCAAGGTCATCCCGGAATGGCGGCGCTTCTTTCATTTCGGATCCGTGCGCTGGAGCCTGAGCGGCTTCTTCGTCGCGCTGGGCTATTCGGCCGGCTTGGCTGCCATGTCCGTGCCGTGGCTGCACGTCCTGCCGAATATCGCGTTCGGCCTACTCGTCGCTGGCGTCTTCCTCGGTTCGATGTATGCGCGCCTCAAGGCGCAGACGCCTCCAGAGCCGGAACATGACGACACCAACGATGCCGGCGCCTAGCGTTCGGACCCGTTACAAGGTCCTGCCGCTCGCGCTGATTCCGGTCCTGCTGCTGAGCCTGCACCAGCCAGGGCCCACCGGCGAGGGCTACAAAAGCGTCCCATATCGGCTGCAGGGCGAGCACTATTGGACGGTCTGCGCCGGCATCACCGGCCCGCAGGTCGACGGCCATCACATCTATTCCGATGCCGAATGCAACCGGCTGGAAATGGATTACGCGATCGGGCTCGGCGCCGCGATGTCGCGTTGCCTGACCGGCGACGGGCTGAGCTGGAACGAATGGCTGGCGTATGCACATTTCGCGTGGAACACCGGTGCGGCAGGGTTCTGCAAGGCTGACGCTGTGCGCCTTATCAACAGCGATCATCACGTCGCTGCGTGTCGGGCGCTGGATCACTATTTCCGCGCGAGCGGTCGCGACTGCCGGATCCGTGCGAACAACTGCCACGGCGTCATCGTGCGTCGGCAGTGGGAAATTGATACCTGTTCCGGAGGCGCGTGGTGAGATTGACTGATCTCGATCCGCAATGGCTCGTCGGCGTCCAGCCGAACGGGAGTTATGCAATCGGTGCAGCATCGCTCGCGCCGGAGCAGGCGCAGGGCGTGCGTTTCATCTGTCCAATCTGCGCCGGCAATGAAGGCGACGAAACCTGCATCGGTCACGCAATCTGCTGGTTCGACGGCCGCGGCGTTCCTGATGGTCCGTTCCCGAGCCATGTTCGATGGACGGCTTTGGGAGCGAGCTTCGACGATCTAACGCTTGCGCCGACATCCGAGATCGATGATGAGCACTGGAAGGGATCGATCCAAGGTGGCGAGGTGATTTCGTGAGCATCCTGATCTTCCTCGGGCATCACTGGCTGATCGTCGGCCTGGTCGTGCTGGCGATCGCGCTCTGCGCGCTGCAGCCAGTGCTCGCGCTGGCTTTCATCAAGGGCAACTGGAAGATGCTGCTGGTCCTGGTGCTCGCGGTCATCGCCTCGTTCTACTTCGAACACAAGGGCGAGCAATGGCAGAAGGCGGCTGATGCCAGCCTAATCGCAAAGAAGGACAGGCAACTACTCGCGGACGCCGCTTCCTTGCGCGCCGCCGGCAGTGCACTTACGGCCCAGAACGAGGCCAACGCCGCGCGCATCGCCGCGGCTGAGCAGGCGAAGCGGGACAGCGATCAGGCGAAGATTGCGGCTGATCATGCTGCCGATCAGATGGCGGCCACGATCGCAGGCTTCGGCAAGCGCCTCGAGCAGGCGCGGAAGAATCCGCCCTGTGCGGTCCTGCTGAACACCGACGTGAAGAAGGTCTGCGGGCTATGAACCGGATCCTCTGGCTGATGCCGATCCTGCTGCTGACCGCATGCGCGAGTGCCCCAACGATTCCGAAGACCGTCACGGTCGTCGTCGAGCGCTACAAGCCGCTGCCGACCTGGGCCACGAAACAGACGATCAAGCCAATGCCAGCCTCGGATGCGATGGGCGATAGGCTCGAGGATGAGAACGCGCGCGGCGCGATGATCGACTTCGACAACTGCATCCGGCGTCTGCTGACGAAGCTGGACGCCGGGCAACCGGTCAAGCCGGACGATTGCGGGCCGGTGCGCTGATGTGCAAATGCGCGGAACGGCGTGAGGCGCTGAGGCGGCTGATGGCAAAGGCTGCCGCTATCATCCGCGCGCGCAAGGAGAAGCGTGCGAATGGCTGACCATAGCGCGCTGATCGCTGCCATCGGTGAACTGACCGAGGCGCTGCGCGGCTATACCGTCATCAACCAGGCGATCCTCGAGGTCCTGCTGGACGATGGGGAAGATGAGCAGGAAGCCGAACCAGCGCGCTATCTGGACGGCACGCCGATCGACACGCACTGATGCCGACCGCGCCTCCAGTCCATCGGCCGCGCGCACGCGCGCCGAAGACGCACGGCTGGGCGCCGGACAGCCGTCGCGGCAGTAGGCAGGACCGCGGGTATGGCGCTGCATGGGAAGCGCTGAGGCTGCAGGTCCTGACGCGCGACAGAGGCATCTGCATCCCCTGCTATGGCCGTGGACGCTATACGCGAGCCGTAGAGGTCGACCACGTACTCTCGAAGGCACGCGGCGGGAGCGACGATCTGGCGAATCTGCAGGCGATCTGCAAGGCCTGCCATCGCAGGAAGACGGAGCTCGAAAGGCGCGCGCCGTTCAGTTTCGACGGGTTCATGCCGGCCCGGGGGCGAACCTGAACGGCAAGGGGTGGGTCGAAACTGAGGCGCGATGCGCCCAGGAC